TTACCTATGCCCAGTGCAAGGTCGTTCTTTTGCTGGTCGTTGTACAACTCTTTGGTGTTGGCAAACTCCATAGCCATGATGCCGACTTCATGCTGCCGCTGCATGTACGATTCCGTCTTTTGGAAGTTCCACGCTGCGTTATCACGATACTTTTGCCACAGATTGTTTAGTGCGTTTTGGCTGGCATTGAATTGATTTGCTACGTTGATGCGGTTTGTTTCGTTTTGTATTGCTGTAGCTGCAGTGTTTACCTGCCGTCTCCACTGTACGTTTGACTGGTCTACAGCAAACTGCATGTTAGCGTTAAACTTTTCGCGGTTGTCGCGCATAGCTGCGTTAAACTGCTGCTGTGCGTTTATCTCCCCAGCGTTAAACTGTGCTGTTGCTGCTTCACGGTTTTTGTTAGCAGTCTCAACTTGTGATCCCAGATTCGCAAAGAACTCTTCTACCTGCAATTCATTCTTGGCGTTAAACTGCTGGCGGGCGTTGTCCTCTGCAGCGTCTTTGAACATGGCCTGTGTCAGTGCGTTGTACGACAGAGTGGCTCCCTGTTGACGAGCATCAAGGTTCTTTGTTTCAGTGGCAAGAAGCATCTGGGCATTTGTTACCGCGCCCTGCAGTCGTGCAGACAGATTTGCTTTGTCCATACCAGCAACTACGGCGGCGTTAGTTAGGGCTGTTTGCTGTTGATTGTTAAGGTTTTGAAGTTGGATTGTTGCGTATTTGTTTGCATCTTGACTAGCAATTACGATACCAGACTCCATGACAGCCTGTGTCATTGCGGCTGCAGCCATCGACGACGCACCCAATCCTCGCGCTTGCATCACACCAGCTACTTTTCGGACTGCGGGTGCAGCCCACGCTGGCATGGGTTTACCCTCTTCAATGCTGCCTAGCAATTCACCCAGTTGATACTGGACTGTGGCCCGCTGGTCTAGTTCTTGTGTCGCGGCTGTGGCTTGTGATCCTGCAGATACGGTGCCCTCAACTTGGGATATGTCCACTTGTGGGCGGCGGGCATCCTGTATTTGCGCCGCTGTCATGTCTGTGATGCCGGGAGTTATCTGCGTTGTAGCGGCGACTTGGCCCAGTGTGGGGTCAGTCGGCACGGTAGGAACCGCTGCAGACAACCCAGTAATGTCTGCGGTAGCAGTGCCCGCAATAGGGGCTTGAGGCGTCAGAGTAGTGGCCTCGCTAGTCTCTAACAACTCACCCTGTTTTACAGTAGGAGTGACTGCAGTTAAAGTCGGAACACCTGTGCTTAACCCCGCAGCCATTTCTCCCACTTGACCTAGCAGGTCTGCATCACTTGAAATCTTGGTAGCATCCGCCATTATTTATCCTAACTTCATTACCATTGTAATGATCATCGCCACCACGCCCATCGTAGATGCCATAATCAACGCCTCTAGCCGCCACATACGTTTATCCAGACCCTCTAGCTTCTCTTGCACAGCGGCATACCTGATGGCGCACTCTTTTTCGTGTGCCTCAAGTTCCATCTGTGTTTTTATTGCGGGTTCTATTGTCATCTTCATCTTTGCTACCAGCCAGAGGGTGTACCAGTAAGAATTGTTGGTGTTTTTTGTTCTGTAATAATTGCATCAAGCTGTGCTTTTATTTCGTCTTCACGATTTTTATTTCTTGTTTCCTTTGTCAAGTTATCCACAACTTCTTGGCCTTCAGCATTTTTTGCACTTAATACAGACAGCACTCTATCTTTACACCAATCTTTTGTGATTGAATTGTAATCTGTAAATGACTCACCTGATTCTTGAGATACAGACACTTTGCCGTATCGTTTTGCTCTCAACCAGTTGCCATTACTGTCCTTGTCACTGTCAGATACCGCTTCCATAATCCAATGAATTACTTTTACAACGTCAGATTTGCCTCCCTCTGACGCTACCCTATCAAGAGTTGGAAATGTCCATGTGTAAGTATTAGCCATCTTTAATCTCCGTAGGGGCTTGCGCCAAGCAGTGTGGTATCCCACGCAGCTTTTAGCTTTGCAATCGTATCAGCATTTGTTATGGCAGCGGCAGCAGGTGCATCACGCAGCTTTTGCTTTTCAGTAACAATAGCTGTCGTATCTGAACTGGTTTCTAATGCCCTCATATAAGCGATATCTTGGGCTTCAAGAAGAGGCTTTCTAGCTATGCGTATCTGTTCCTTAAACAACGTCTTTGCTACAGACAGGTCTTCTGTAATTGTCGTGCCACTCAATGACCATGCGTCACGAAAGTGCCTGTCACTTGGCACAGTCGCTGATGCAGAATCTATAGTGTTTGCATCTTTATCTACAATGGTTCGTGTCATGCCGCTACTCTCCAGCTATTTCTAAATTCCCTGCTTTGTGGCAGTTGATTCTTTTTACAAATTTTCATCTTAACACTGTTGCTTTTGTTGTAGTTCCTCCAAATATTTTCTGGTACGTCTTTCATAATTAAATACAACAACGCCTCTTCTTCTGTTTTTGGACCTTCTCTTGGTGTTGTGCTAAGAAGATCATGCGTTTCTTTTTTATGTTTTACAAAGTTTGGTTTAGCTTCGTCAGCGTGTAACTTCCAATAAACCCAGATTGGAGGAAACACGCCCCCGTGCATTAACGCCGCCATAGCCTCTGGACCGGGGTGATACACAGCACAACAATCCATGTCTATGTCTTCATACACCACACAATATTCAGTGTGAAAAGGTGTTAATTCTTTTTCTGCTTTGCAAATTCTTTCGTACATGTGCATTATGGGTAAGTACCTAGTGCTAGAAATGTATGATAACCTGTGTCAAAACGTCCATTTGAATTTTTAACATCATCAAACATCAACCCACGAATAGTTCCTGCTCCTCTTGAGTGAATACAACCTATACCAGCTTGCGCCCCACTAGACGGTCCTGTACCATCTACAAAAGAAGCATAATTTGCAGAATCTAAATCTACGTCAATATTTACGGTGGTATCCGCTGACTGATTATCTGTTGAACCGCTAGTGTTATGTGATGTTGTTACTGTTGCTGCATTTACAAATGCCCACACACAAGCCCCGTGGTGGTTAGGTCCAAAACTACTCATTACTTACTCTCCATCGCCGCAATACGGCTTTCCAACTCTTCAATCTTTTTATGTGCATCCTGCAAGGCTGACACAAGAACAGGTGTAATACGTCCATAGTCCATGCCCATTGTCTTATTCTCATCCTCACTAATGTTAACACTTTCAGGTACAATTTTTTGCATTTCTTGTGCAATAAAACCTACGTTTCGTGGACCGTCTGGATCAGACTTCCAATTATAGCTGACAGGATTCATCTGCATTAGTTTGTCAGTGGCTTTTAACGGCTCTATGTTTTCTTTAAGACGTATATCTGAAGTTGTGTTATATGTTACTCCGCTAGTTGAAACAGCGATAGAACCCTCAGAATTGGCATCTTCATAAAATTCAATAATATCCCCTTCGTTTCCATTTCTGCGAATAGACAACACAACAGCGTTGGTTCTTGTCATGTTAACTTCGCCGCTGCTTTTTAGTGCGACACCATCAGTGCCAAAGGAGTCTGAAGTCTTGCCGACAAGAAAATCACCATCCGATTCAAAAGAACCAACTTGAGCAGTAGAACCATCTGGCCCAGTGTGAAATTCCATAGTGTTGCTACTGTCTACCTTAAGCAACGCACGGGTAGAGCCGTTATCTCTAAATCGAACTAGTGGTTCAGCCCCAGTGTCATCAATAGCAACCTCTGCTGATGACCCAAAAACGTGCAGTGTAACATTCGGTCCAGAAGTGCCTATACCTACACAATCTGCGCTGGCATCAACGAAAAGTGCGTGTGTTCTGCTATCCGATTCCACACGAAAGTCTATAGTTCCAACGCTATCTTCGTTGAATACTGTTTCATCAGAATGAAGTTTCATACGGCTATGTCTTGAGCCGCCCTTCATAGTGCTGAAAGTCATGTGGGCAGATTCTGACCCGTCTGTTACATCAGTAGCCCCTACAAAAATGTCGCCATACTGCGTAGATTCACCAGCATCGTTGTCTATTTTAAAATTAATTTGACCACAGTTGTCGCCATCCGCAGGGCTAGAACTGTCTCTTACCAAATCAAGTTTTGGCCCAAGACTACCATCTGCGTCTGTGGATTTAAGTGTAAGCTGTACAGTGTTGTCGGCAGTGGTGATTGTAGACCCAGAGCCAGCAGTGAACGCACCAGTAATTGTTGCGCTATCTATGTACGCATCTTTAAATCTTGCACCTGTTGTACCTAAGTCTACATCACTATCTGTCTGTGGTCCGAACACACCATCTGATACAAAGACTTGTTCAGCATTAGCTGCGTAGAAGTGAATTTCATCAGCAGTCTCAAAGTCAATCTTGGTCTGGTCATCTTCACCAATTTTTAAGTCTGTAGCCAAGATGGAGGTGATGCCTGTCTGTGCAGCGTCAACTGTAAATGTAAGATCAAATGGATCACCATCACTGCCCGTAGACGTGTCAGTAAAGTTAGTGGTTATTCCTGAACCAATAAACTTAAGTTCTTTGGCGTTGTCAATCGTAACTTCTGTGCCATCATCATCCTCTATAAAGAAGCTGTTAAAGCTACCTGCATTAGCCTCTACAAATGCTTTAACAGACTGCTGTGTAGGAATAAGTGTAGCACTGTCGGATGACATGTCGTCCTCATCAACAAATGCTGTAACTGTAATAGAACCATCAGACAAGCTACCGAATGTCATAGTGCCAGTAGTTGTAATAGCACTTGATCCGTTATTGATAGCACCGAATCCGCTGGTAATGCTGCCACTGTTTAGCGCACCTGTTGTAACAATGTTAGAGTCTCCCGCCGCTGGTGCTGCTGCTATGTCAGAAAGCACCTCTGATGCAGAACGCCCCTCAATCGCTGTGCCATCCACACGCAGGAAATCATTGTCTGCAACACCGCTTGTAAACTTCGGCACGTTATTGTTTGATATGCCTGTATCAAGGGTAGCAGTAGCTGTGATGGCTGTGCCATCTAAGGTGATTGCGTCAGCTTCCAGAGTGCCATCAAAGTCTCCATCTACTGCGTCTATGTTACCTTTAAATATTGTTGATGTTATAGTGCCTGTGCTTGGATTGTAAGTAAGATTACCATCCATCTCTAAGCCAACATTACCCGTGCTAGAAGTAGCATCCTCTACAAAAGTAATAAGGTTTTCTTCGTTTGTGCTTTCGTTGTCAGTTACTAAAACGTGGGCAGAGTTGGTTGCATTAGTT